ATATTCTAAAACAATAAATACTCTAAAGGAATAAGAAATGACCACTGTAACGGTATCCGGAACTCGAGTACAAACCCCGCAAGGGATAACAAATTTATCCGCACCTAATGGCGGAGTTACCATCAGTTCTACTAACACGAACATTACAGGTAACACCAATATAGGCGGAAATACATTTATTTCCAACACGCTGACGGTGGCATTACAGAGTACCTTAACTGGACAGGTAAGTATTCTATCTCCCTTGGCTTCTACCGGTACACAATCTGGCGGATTAACAGTTGTTGGTGGTGTAGGTATTGGCGGTGTAGTGTTTATTGGTAGTAATACTAATGTTGAGGGAAATTTAGATGTACAAGGTGTGACAACTATCACAGGAACATTAGAAGTTATGGGGTTGCTAAACACAGCCACAACTGCCACAACTGGTATTGTTATTAAGCCTAATTCAGACAACGTTGGTAATCCAATAAATCTTCTTTACACAAATACTAACATTTATGACACTGCAGCTCATAGACAGCTAGGTGCTGTATATGTTAATGGTGGTGTTGGCATTGAAAAAGATCTAAACGTAGGTGGATTCATCTACGGTCGTATTCAGCAAGCCACTACCTCACAAAGTTTCCAAGTTACCGCCACTAACGTTAATCAAATATTCTATCCAACATTTGCTCAATTTAGTGCTACAACAACTGGATCTGTTTATAGTCCCAATTATATTGATGATATATCTAGTGGTACTAACACTAGCACAGGTGGATTAACTTATAATCCATTTTTGGGTCAATTAACATCTGATCAAGTACAGGTAGCCGCTAACTATAATTCAACCAGCACAAATACTGGTGCTTTATTGGTTACTGGTGGTGCTGGTATTGGACAAGATGTTCATGTTGGTGGTAGAGCCTACGCAGAAGCAGTTTATACAAATTTATTGGCCAGTACACAAGGTGACATTGCTGTCAAACCAGCAGGTCAATTAACTGACATTTTTGGTGATATTCGTGTTCGTGGTGTTAATCCTTTAGGTACAGGCCCAGTAGTTACTAATACATTGTATGTAACAATGGACGGTGATGATACCAATGATGGTCGTGCTATGGACGCAAGTCGTGCTTGCCGTACCATTGGTGGCGCTATGAAGAGCCCATACTATCAACCAGGTACACAGATTCGAGTTAGTGCCGGACACTACTTTGAAAATAATCCATTGCCAATGAAGCCATATACCAGCGTTATGGGCAGTGACATTCGTACAACAGAAATTGAACCAATTAATAAGACACAGGATTTGTTCCATGTAAATTCTGGTTGCTATTTGGCATTCATGCAGTTCTGTCAAGGACGTAGCGGATTGTTACCAGGTAACTATTATGCCAACGGCTATAATCGCGGTGCTTATGCTACTGCTTTCCCACCACAAACTGGTGCCAATAGAATTGATCTATTCCACTCACCATATATTCAGAACTGTACAAATCTTTCTGGACCATGGTTACAAGATGCTAGTCTATTCCAGCCTGATGGCACTGTTCAAGTTCCCATTGCTGTAGGTACTGCTACATGGGTAGCAAACACAACCAGTATGGTAGTTACTTTAGATCATTCAATATCTACAGGTACTATAGTACAAGGTATGTCAATGAATCAAGGTCCACAGCACAAAGGCTTCTTTGATGCTAGAACCTTGCTATTGGCTAATATACCATTTTTACAATCTCAAGTTGTTAGCTTTGTTGATCAAACATTTAATAGTGGTAGTTTTTCATATGACCAAGCACAGTGTTATCGTGACACTGGTTTAATTATTGATGCTATTGGTCTCGATATGTTATATCAAAGTCAAACAGAAACCACATTTGCTGGACTTCAATATTGGAGTCAAGATGTTGGATACACAGGTCTAATTGCTGAAGAAATTGCCACAACGACCAACGCAATTAGTTATTTTAGCACACTAACATTTGCTATTGCTGATGCGATTGACGTAAGCGGAAATTCTTCTAACACACTAAGTAATTTATTTGGCGATATTTTAGAAATTTTGAATGTGGGTCCTGCTGATGCTTTTGGTACTGGCGTTTCAAATGCCTTTATCACGCCTAGCTTACCATCAACTGACGCAACCACTGTTGCTGTATATAATGCCTTGATTGCGGCTATACCTACTATTGCTTTGGAAACTGTTAATTGGATCAATGCCAATAATCCGGGATTTGTTTATAGTACATCTACATGCTATCGAGATGTAGGCTACATGATTCAAAGTGTGGCCTTTGACTTGTTGACTAATAGCAACTGGCAAAGTATTAAATCTGGAGTTTACTACTACGGGTACGATTCAAGTCTTACAGCTATTCCAAACGAGATATCTCAAACCACAGTAGCATACGACTACATCAAAGCAATTATACCAAACATTGTACAAGGAAAACAATTAAGTACACAATTTAGTACAGCTACTCAGATTATCAACGGGTATCTCCCTGCTACTTCTTACGAATCAGCAACGCTTCAAAACAGTATTGATTATCTTACAAGCATTATTACCAACGGCCCAAGTGTGGCCGGAGCACAAGCACCTATCAATTATAACGAGTCAGGAAATATTGAAGTAATAAATGCTTGGAAATTATTAGAAGCCAATAGAAGTTTTATTCAAGCAGAAGTAGTTGCCTATGTTGACAGTCAATTCAATACATTCTCATACAATAGAGAATTGTGCTACAGAGATACTGGTATTTTAATTGAAAATGTATCTTATGATGCCACATTTGGCGGCAACGCTAAATCTATTGAATCTGGCCTAGCATACTGGAACGGAGCAGTTAGTGTAATTGCTGGTCAACAACCACAGACAGCGGCAGCCATTAACTATCTAAATTCACTGTGCCAACAAGTTATTACTAATACTACATGTACCATACTTGCCCCAGTATATGGAATATCATCTGGAACACAAGTCATCAACACTGTGTTGAATCAAGGAGCAGTGGCCAGTTCTAGTATTGCTTCATGTTTTAATATTATCAGTACAATTATACAGAATGGACCAACTGCCGCACCTGAATCATTTAGTAGTAGTGCAGCTGATGCCGCATATCTAAGTGCTGAAGTATTGATGCAATTAAACAGAAAATTCATCCAGGAAGATACAATCAACTGGATTAACAATACCTTCCAAGCCTTCCCATATAATAAAGTAAAATGTGAAAGAGATATTGGAGTTGTTCTAAATTCTGTAATAGAAGATGTTTTATTCCCAACTAGTTCTTTCAGTCAAAGCACATTTGCTGGGCTACAATACTACAGTCAAAGCACAAGTACACAGTCGATTATACCTAACGAAATTAATCAAACAATAGAGGCTGTGGCGTACCTAAGCGATCTAAGTGCTAAAATTGTACAAAATATTACACCAGCAGATGATTTAGTGGCACGTTATCAAACAGCGGTTCCACAAGTCACTAATTTAACTCCAGCCAATGCTGCCGAAGCAGCCATTGTACAGGCAAACTACAATAATATTTTAAAAATATTAAATGGTCAAACCACTGGTTGGACTGATCAATTAGAATTTGGATTCACAGCCAGCAGATTTTTAAGTGTCAAAAATGCCTATGCCTTATTACAGGCCAATAAAGCATATTTAGAAGCTGAAGTTGTGGCCTATATTAACGCAACCAATCCTGGATTTAGTACTACATATAATCAAGCAACTTGTAAGAGAGACATTGGTTATATGACAGACTGTGTAAGTTTTGATTTGCTATATGGTGGTAACAAACAAAGTATCCAAGCAGGTTTATACTACTATGGTTTCATAAGCACAGTGTCTAACATTGCGAATGAATCCACACAAACAGTAGCGGCATTTACATACATGTCAAACTTGGTTGGCGAAGTTATACAAAATATTCCTGTTATAGCATTGTCTACAGCTACACAAAATTTAGTGGCAGCGCCAGCAGTTACAAACACAGCAACGATTAATTTGTTTGCTCAGGCATTTAGTACCATAACAAATATTATTACTAATGGACCAAGTGTTGCCGCTGACGCAAGTCCTATTAGTCTAGTTGAAACAACATCAACTGATGCGCTAAATGCCCTAACAATTCTACAAGCTAACCTTAGCTTTATTCAAGCTGAAGTTTTACAATATATTGATAATGCTTATCAATCAGTGCCTTATACCTACAACACCACAACATGTTATAGAGATACTGGGTTAATTATTGACAGCATTGCCACAGACATGTTGTACGATAGCATAAGCGAAAGTACATTTGCTGGCCTACAATATTGGAATCAAGGCGGTCTGACTGGATTAATTGGTGTTGAATTGACAACAACCACAGCGGCAATTAACTTTGCTAACTCATTGACAGTGGCATTAATATCAGATACTGATGCGCAAGCAACTGTAACTGGATTGTTTAATCAAATTACATCCATATTAAATGGCGGAACAGCTGGAATTACGGATCAAATAACTAGTAATGGCTTACCAAGCACAACTGGTACTATTGTCACGGCCTATAACACAATTCAAAACAATATTGCGTCAATACAGCAACAGACTATAAATTGGATCAATTATACATATCCGTCATTTGTTTATAGTACATCAACTTGCTATAGAGACCTTGGTTATATTTTAAACAGTGTGAGTTTTGACCTATTACACGGCGGTAACAAGCAAAGCATTAAATCTGGTGCTTACTACTATTCTTATATTTCCACAAGTAGTCAGGTATCTACAGAAATGCCTGAAGTTATTGCGGCTTATGATTTTGTTTCTGATCTAGTTCGTTATGTAGTACTGGCTGAGCCAGCACCTAGAGTATTCCAAACTGGCACTGTTCAGGTAACTACCTTGCCGGCAGCTACTAATGATGAAGTAGGTACCTTACAAGGTAATTTAACTGTTATCACTGATATTATCAGTAATGGTCCATCGGCAGCAGGGCCAAAATTACCAATTGGACAAACAATAGATTCAAATCCAAATGTTCTAAATGCCTACAATCTATTGGAAGCCAACAGATCATTTATACAAGAAGAAACAATAGCATTTATAAATGGCACATTTGTAAGGCCTGGTCCATCATTTAGTTATAATGAAGATCTATGCTACAGAGATACAGGATTAATTGTTGATGCTGTTTCGCAAGATGTATTATTAGGTGGTAATCAGAAGTCTATCGAAGCTGGACTAGCATATTGGAATCAAGGTTACAATTATGTAACTGGACAAGAAACTACTACCACTTTAGCGATTAGCCATGCTAGGGATTTAGCACTGAAAATTATTTCTAATGAACCAATAGTTGCTCAACCACAGACTGAAACTAAACAAATAATAAATCCGTTTTATAGTTATGGAAGCGCCTATATGCCTAAACAGGCAGTGGCTAGAAGTTTTAATATTGTAACAGATATTATTAATCGTGGGCCACTGTATGCTCCTATTTTATATCCAGGTAGCGGGTTAGTTAATACAACTGGATTAAATGCTTTAGATGTACAGATTGCTCCTAAGGTAACTAGTGTACAACAATTGACATCAAATACTTACTTGATAGGTATGAGTACATCAACAGTGGGATTTGGTGATTATGCTACACTATATTTTGGTGACACTTACATATGGCCTCTACAGGATCCTCAGGTTGAAGCACTAGCACTTCAGTACACAGGTCATACTGGTACATGGGATCTACGTAAATTTGACCCAATTGGTGGTATGGGCGGATCTTTAGTTGACGGTGCTGTTATTAGTGATCGTAGTCCAATTCAATCTTTTGTTTATGATGCGTTTACACAATTGACACAAGGTGGTCGTGGTGTACATATTACCAATGATGGTTACGCACAGTTAGTTTCTGTGTTCACAATCTTCTCCAGTGTGGGTGTTCAAGTCGACAATGGCGGTATTGCTTCTATTGTTAACAGTAACGCTAACTTTGGTGATCTTTGCTTGGTTGCCAAAGGTTACGGGCTACGTAAATTCAGCGGTACTGTTTATAATCCTGCCTACATTGCTTACCCATATAGCCCAGGTCCAACTGGTTTAAATCAATACTATCCACAAGGCTTCTGGCCAAAGAACAGTAATGTTGAAATTTTCATTCCAGATCCTACTAATCGTCCGCACATATCATTGGTTATGGAAGTTGTACCTCCAACTGAGTATATTAACTATGCTGGCAATGTTGTTCCGTACACAAACAGTCAAGGCTTCCCAGGATTCCTAAATGCTCAACCAAGTACAAGTACTATAACAACTGGCAGTATCACAATCAATAACATTGATATAACCGGCATTGCTGTGGGCAATTTTGTATATATTACGGATCAATTTGGTTACACATACGATAGTTTCCCGTATGTTCATGATGAATTTGGTCGTTACTTAGATAGTAACGGTAATATAACCACCACAGTAACTAACTATATACCAAATGCGAATTACGGTATTCAATATTTCACAACAGGTACCTATGTTACTGATGTCAACTATCAAAGTGTAACATTCAATTACGCTCTACCAACTGGCGGCGGATTTGCAGATAACCCTAACTATTTTACTTTCTACTTCTGTGGCAAGGCCTACTACACAGTATTGAGTAGTATTGTAGCAGACAATCCATATGTGACTGGTACAAATATTCTTTCTACCAGCAATAGAAATATCACAGTGGATCAAGTAGAGGCACATATTAATTCATTAGAGTTTTTGAATGAGTTGGTTGATAATATTACAGGTAACATACCTGTACAGACTATCCAAACTGGAACACAAACAAGTACACAAACATTCTTGTTAACGGTTCAAGGGGGAGCCGATGCTAACACATTCATTGATCTAAGATTCAATGAAATGATAACAATCATTGGAGCCACATCAAGTACATATAACACAGTAGTGCCACCAAATCTAGTAAAGACATCTGGTACAATTCCACAAGGAGCAGGTAGTGCTATATCTCTAATAGAAGCAAATATGAGTTTCTTAGAAGATGAAATATCAGCATTTGTGGAAACATTGACCAATACCAGTACATTCTCATATAATCAAACAACATGTGCACGTGATTTGGGCTATGTTCTAAATGGCACATACTATGATGTTGCTCTTGGCACAAACTATAATGGTGTGACATCTGGTCTTGCTTATGCTCGCGGTACTGCGTATGCTGTTACAGCAACTGAATTAGTAGCAACAATTAATGCTTATGATTTTGCTCAGCAACAAGCGGCGCAAGCATTGGCTAGCAATGCTACAGCAGTGGCAAGAAGCACTGCCGAGTTTGATGAAATTAAAAATATTCTAGCTAATGGAGCGTCAGTGGCAAATGTTGTTACTTTCCCTGCTCCTACAAACGCTACAACTTCAACCATAAACGCTGTAGCACAATTAACTTCTAACAAGTCATTCCTACAATCTGAAATAATTGCTTGGATCGCAGCCAACTATTCATATCTAACATATAATAGTGCGGCATGTTATCGAGATGTCGGTTTCCTAATTGACGCCATGTGTTATGATGTTATGTACGGTGGAAATAGTGCCACACTAATTGCCGCTAACGCATACTTTAACAGCGCAGGACAGCTGGTAATCGCAGGCAGTGAAACAGCGGCTACCAGTGCGGCCTACTATTACTTGTCGCAAATAGCTCAAAATGTTGTTTTAGGACAAACAGTAACACCGAGTGCTGGAAATACCCAAACGCAAAGTCAAAACGGTAATTACGGATCCAGTACACAAACAGGTCAAATATCCAATAATTTTGTCATAATTTACAGTGCCATTCAAAATGCCACTCCACCCACAGCCACACAAGTCAACCCTGATTTGTCATGGGTAGATTCTGGTATATTGGCCGCCGCCAATTATTTGGCAAGCCAACAAACAACTATTATAAATGACACAATTAGTTACATTAATACATCGTTTAACACAGGCCCCGGTAGCAATCAAATTAAATTGACTCCTGCTCAAGCATTGAAATGTAAGCGAGATATTGGTGTTACCCTACAAAGATTAATCTATGATTTAGAAACTGGGGGTAATTACAACAGTGTACAGGTTGGATTAAGCTATTGGGCACAGGATGGTACTCATCATCTTGTGAGTTTAGGTGAAAATGTAACAGATGCTACATTATTCCCAGATGGAGCAACAGTAAACTTCTATCAACGCAGTTACATTAGTGCGTCTGGATATGTATTTGAATATGTGGGTGCTGGCACTAACTACGGTGCTTTACCACAGTTTGGTATTGCTGATCCAGTACAGACTAAAGAAACTGTACAATTAGATACAGGTAAGGTGTTCTTTACCTCAACTGACCAAAACGGTGACTTCCGTATTGGTCCAGGGTTAGTTATCAGTCAAGCAACGGGTGTTCTAAGCGGTAGAACATTTACTAAATCGCTATTTGCTAATTTGACTCCATTTATCTTAGCAATTGAAGGCGGCGGAACATTCTAATAAAAGGATAAATCATGGCACAGTTACCATTAAATACGTTTAGATCAATGACAGCGGTATTGACCACAAGCTCAAGCACAATTTATGTTGCTCCGGTTGGAGTAACCAGCATTGTACTAATGGCTCAGATATCAAATATAAGTACACAGACTACTGGGGTCAGTCTTATACATCATAGAAACATTCCTATTCAGCAGAACGCACAAGGAAACAATGCTCAACCAGGCAACGTTGACAGCTATCTAATTGATCAGTTTGCTTTACCAACTAATGATGCGGCCAACGTATTGAGCGGTAAATTGATCATCGAAGCGCTGGACAGCATTAAGGCTTGGAGTACATCTCCAAATTCTGCTCAATTAGTTATGAGTATTTTGGAAAGTTCTAACGGTTAATATAGGAATAAAATCATGGCAGCATTATTAAGCGGTGGCACATTAAGATCGGGTAGTACAAGTACATTTATTACCCTTAAAGGCGCACAGCCTCAGTTGCCTGCCACCCCTACTACCAGCACTGGCTTTACACTTATAACTTATCTTAAACCACCAAGTGAATTAGATACTATCTATGCTAGTAGCTTAGGCAATATTGAATTTAACACTGGCACAATGTATGCGAATATTCCTAATATGAACATACAAATTATTGGTACAGGCACTGGCACTGTAATTGTTTCAGGTACTGTGGCCAATACTGGCACAAACAGCGGAGTACTTGTTGTACAAGGTGGTATTGGTATATCACAAGGTTTCTATACTGGGGCCGATGTCAACATCAATGGACTAACCGTTGGACAAGGTTATAGTAATACACAGAGTGGCGGCGGCATTAACAATATATCTATTTTTGGTATAGCCACACCTTCATCTAATTCTTATCCTAATGGACAGGATAATATAAACATTGGATACAGTAGTCTACAGGGAATCAGTTCAGCATATCAAAGTATTGCTATAGGTCGATATGCCGCTAGTTCAGGCACACAATTACAAAATACCATAGCTATTGGTGACAGTGCCTTAAAGAACATCGGCACTACACAAACACAATTTGCTGGTTTTATTACATCTGCCACACAGGCCGTCCCAGTAGTATTGACTGTGGCCAATCATGAATTGACATCTGGTACACCAATTAATGTTGATTATGTTTTAGGTATGACTGAAGTCAACGGTAATAATTATTATGCCAAAGTGTTGTCCTCTTCCACAGTGGCTTTATATCTAGACAATATTTTAGGTACTCCGCTTGATGGACGAAACTTCAGTACATATACTAGTGGCGGCACATTATCTATTGATTTGGTATGGAATAATAATTTTGCGATTGGAACAAGTGCTGGTGTTAATCTTACCAACGGAACGGAAAACTTTTTCTTAGGTTATAACATTGCCAAAAACTTTACCACTGGCAGTTACAACTTCTTCTTAGGACATGATATTGCCCAAAACATGAAGAGTGGCAATAGTAATATATCAATTGGCGGTGATAACCTAGTTGATGGATTAAACAACCAAGTTAACATTGGATCAGTATTTTACTATAATGGTGCTGGATATCTACAACTTAACGCAGATACTGGTGTTGGATTGGGCGAATCTGCTACAAATACTCCAATAACAGCCACAATTAGTGCGATTTCTACAGGTACACAAACTGTTATTACCACAGTAGCGCCTCACGGTATTGTTACTGATCAGTATATTACAATTACAGGTGTAAATGGAACCACACAGTTAAACAATCAATCGTTTTATGTGCGTGTGACTGCTACAAATTCTTTGTTATTGTTTACTGATGTGGATTTACAGGTGCCATTGAACAGTAGTAGTTATTCACATTATACCAACGGCGGTACTGTAACATTAAACAATATTGTTGGAGCACTGTCCGTACTGGGTGGTGTAGCAATTACTAAAAATTTATTAGTTGGCGGCCCAATCAATGTATTAAATTACACAGAGTCTAGCTCAATTAACACAGGATCTTTGGTAGTCAACGGCGGTGTTGGTATTGCTGGAAACGTAAATATTGGCCGCGGATTAACAATAAACGGTCCAACTGATGTTAATATTTCACCAGCAGGAGCAACTGTTTACCTAGAGCCCACAGTGGGCGGCAGTGTTCAGATCTATCCAAGTGTTACCACTGGTAATATTAATAATATGAATATTGGTAACGCTGTTCCAGCATGGGGCACATTTACCAATGTACGTATTACTTCAAATACTTCTGCTACAAGTTTAGGCACTGGCGCATTAATTGTAAACGGCGGTGCTAGTGTTAGCGGAGACTTCTGGTTAGGCGGAATCTTACACGCCAGTATCAGTGGCGGAGCAGGTCAAGCCAATAATATTGCTGGAGGTACCGCAGGCGCATTAGTATATCAAGTGGCCAGCAGTTCTACTGGGTTTATCACCATTGGTCCAAGCAATTCTGTATTAATATCAAACGGCTCTAATCCTTTATGGTCAAATACACTTACTGTAACAACTCTTAATGTTGTTGGGACAGCCACATCAACCAGTACAACAACTGGTGCGGTTACTGTAGTAGGTGGCGTTGGAGTACAGGGGAATATTTACAGTGCTGACGGTAATCCGCAACAAAATTATTTGTTGTATACACCAAAAGTCACCGTAACTGGTACTGGAATCCCACCAGCAAACCCAAATATAGGAGATTTTTGGATTGATACCGTGGCCGGTGGACAGCTACAATACATTCAAGATGGAACCAGTACATTCTGGATCCAGATAACAACAATTTAAAGGCAAAGACATGACAACATTAGGTTTTCCAATTTATGCTTCCGGTACAAATGTCGGAGCAACCTATACCCTAAACGGGGTAACCTATACGTGGAATGGTTATGCTTGGTACAAAACCAACCAAGGTCCAATCAATGCTACCACAGTGACTGGCGGCACCATAGTTATTGGAACGGGCACACAGACTGTTATTATTAATAATGGAAATATAACTATCAACGGAAGTAGCGTGTTAACAACAAGTTCGTTAATATCGGTATTTTCATCTGGCACAGACATTTCAATTGTCTATAACACTCTAACACAAAAAATTGTTGTTAGCGATACATCTACTTTCCAAACTGTTATTAATCGTGGCGCAACCACAACTAACATTGTAACATTTGCCAATACCACTAATTCTGTAAGTACTATATCAGGAGCCGTGGTGGTAACTGGCGGTGTAGGTATTGGTGGGGATGTCTATATGGCCGGTACCCTAAATGCGGAACATATCCAAATAGCTCACGCTGTTTTTGATACATCGGCAACTATAGTCACAACAGCATTGCCTGCCTTGATTGATTCTTATCCTGTAACACAATTTAGAAGCGCAAAATATCTAGTCCAAATAGATGATACAAACAATAATAGTTACCAAGTAAGTGAACTATTGATGCTAGTGGCCAACACTGGCACAGGTTGGTATGGTACTAGCCTGCTTGAATACGGTATTAATACCAATGGAGGTGAAATCGGACAATTTAGTAGCCAGGTAAATACTGCTACGAACCCGCCGACAGCTGAATTATATATAACCATGTACGGTCAATCATACAAAACTGTCCAGGTTCTAAGAACTGCGATTACACCTTAACGGAAAATACTGTGGCAATAATTCCTGCTAGTCAAGACTTTATAATTAAGAACGGTTTAATTGTCTTAGGACAAAACCCTGTTACAGACTCACAAAATCAAATTGGAGCGTTGCAAGCCTATGGCGGCGCGGCAATTGCACAAAACTTAATTGTAGGAACAACTGGTACATTTGGCGATGCATTATTTGTAACTACAACTGCCACGATTGGTTTAGATTTATCTGTAGGTGCTGGTGCAAACATTAGTCAAGGATTGATAGTAAGCGGCCCTGCATCTTTTGGTGGTACTGTTAGTGTACAAAATACTACAACACTACAAGATTTAACTGTACAAGGTGCATTAAATGTTGCAGGGGGTATTTCTCTAACTGGCGCACTAAATTTTAGTGGGACTAGTACGTTCTCGCAAAATCTTATTGTCGACAGTACTTTATCTAGTATTACAACAATAACATCCAATGCCATATATGTAGCAGGTGGTATTGGCATTGAGAACAATTTAGTTGTAGGTGGGCCTGTTTTATTTAAAGACACTGTAACATTCAATGGTACTGCTACCAATGTACTGTCTTCAAACACTTACTATACTGATAACCTACTTGAACTTCATGTACCAAATGCGGGTGTATACACGCCGTGGGCGTTTGATGACGGGAAAGACATTGGATTTAGGTTCCATTACTTTAACGGCACAGATACAAATGCCGCACTTGTGCTGGCCAATGATACAAAATATTTAGAATGGTATAATACTGGTGCAGAAAGCACATTAAGTAATTTTACCAGTGCAACTTACGGCACATTTAAAACTGGTGCAATTAAACTTGTATCTGGAAAGCCAAGTTTAGGCAGTACTAATACTGGAGATTTAACTGTTGTTGGTGGCGTTGGCATATGGCGTGATTTAACTGTCGGATCAACTGCAACAATTTCTGGCCCACTAACTGTTAATAGTTCTGCAACAATAACAGGTAATTTAACAGTAAATGGTTCAATATTTGGTACAGTTACTACAGCTACATTTGCTAATTCTGCAAATACTGCAACAAACTTGGCAGGTGGAGCCTACGGTAGTTTACCATATCAGAGTAATACTGGTACTACAGCATTTTTACCAATTGGTGCCAACGGTACTTTATTAACTGTTGTTGCGAATTCATTAACATGGGCAAGTGCTAGTGGATCCACTGTTGGATTTGCGTTAACTTCTACAAACTTATTAGCAGGTACCGCAGGTGCTGTGCCGTTCCAAGCATCGCCCGGTGTAACAGCATTTGATGGCGCTAACTTTTATTATACAAATTCTGGAACTACAACTGCTACGTTAAATGTAGAAAACTTATCTATATTTGGTTCTACACCAGGCACATTTACCGGAACAGGCGCACTGTCTGTAACAGGCGGTGCCTATTTTGGCAAACAAGTTTATATCAACGGAACTAGTACAGGTGCGTTAACTGTTGTTGGAGCATCAAGTTTTGGTGGAACCGTTACCTTAACTGGCTCAATTAATGGAGTATCTACTGGCTTAGGTACATTAGTTTTAACAAACGGTGGTATATATGCACGCCAAGATTTGTATTCTGGCGGCACTGTTACTGGTGAAAATTTACAAGATAGAACACTGGGTGGTAATAATTTAGTTTATTCTGATGTTTCTGGATTCTTACAAAACGCACAGCCATACTATAACACATTAACAAACATTATTGTTGGTACAATTACACAAGCCAACAATTTAACCGGCGGCTCAACCGGAGCAATTCCTTTCCAAAGTACCTCATCATCAACAACATTTGATATCGGTAACTTGTATTATTCATCTAGTACATTGTTCACACCATCATTAAATGTAGCAACATCGGCTACAATTGGTGGAAACCTGTATGTTGATGGAACAATTTTTATTCAAGGCGTTGGCGTTGAAACAATTACCAGCACTACTGGATCGTTTAGAGATGTAGTTTCTACTGGTACAATCTATGCAAATAATATCACTGCCACTGATGTTTTTGCAGTAATTGGTACATTTACTAATTTAACAATATCAAATACTTTAACATCTAATGATGTACAATCCACGACATTAGAAGTTAGCGGACAAACTACTTTAGGTAATACAACTGCTACCAACGTAACAGTTACCAACTTAACTGTTACTGGGTTATCCACTATTGGATCCATTGGATTTACCAACGCTACTGCAAATAACTTAACTGTTACCAATGTATTGACTGTGGGTAGCTTGATAACTGCAACTAATGCAGTGTTTACAGGTACTGTAAACATGTCAGGATTGACAGTTACAAACACAATCAACGGCAATTACATAATTGGCAATTACTTGCAGTCCAACGGCAGTGCATTAATTAACAATACATTATCTGTAGTGAATACTGCTACAGTTGGCAGTGTAATTTCTACCAGTACGCAAGATGCCATTTCTACAACCACTGGCAGTATTGTAAGTTCTGGTGGAATTGCTATCGCAAAGAGCATATATGCCGGCGGCCCAATAACTGTTGGTACTACACTATCTGCCCCTGGAAATGTAGTTCCTGCGTTATACAGCAATAATACCGTAGTAGCCAGTTATACAAGTAATACAATAAGCGGTTCAAGCCCTGTTAACTTGGATAGTTATAATGCAACTACATATAGAACAGCTAGATATACTGTTCAAGTAGTAGATCAAGTCAACGTCTCAACTACCAGCTGTCATATTACAGAATTAACTGTGTTCCACGATGGTGTAAACGTCTATATAAACGAGTACGGTACTAGTACGAACAACGGGGAACTTGGCGGATTTGGTGCCAATTTAGTAAGCGGACAAGTTGTACTAACCTTTACGCCAGTCAGCGCAACGTCGATGACAATCAAAGTTGTTAGATTTGGTATAACAGCCTAACCACATTTTCCTTTTCACGCTAAATATAGCGTAACCAGCCGTTACGTGGAAAGGGAAACTAATGGCAACCATAGAAAATAATTTTAAGGTCAAAAATGGCCTTATCGTCAGTACCACAGCATCAATTTTAAGCACTGCTTCCAATGCCTTAACGGTCTCGGGCGGCGCAAATATAGGTGGGAATTTAGTTGTTCAAGGTTCAGTACAAGTAAATGGTACTGTAACTTCTATTGAAAGTACCAGCGTTGACATCGGTACAAACGTAGTATATCTAAGTACACTATCCACTGTATCAGCATTACAAGCAATTGGATCAGGAATAGTAGTTGGTACAGATCCAAATAATACCACAAATACACAAACTTGGATAAGTTTAACCTTTGATGGATCCTCAAATTGGGCATCCAAGGGCGGAATTTATCCTAGCACAAATAATTTTTACGGATTAGGCTCAAATTCTAATGCCTGGTCTAGTCTTTATGTTCAAACCGTAGTAATTAAAGGGTTAACTACAACAACAAACGGGATAATGTACGTTGATGCCAGCGGAACATTACGTACAACCACTGCTACTTGGAACGCAGGAACTGGTCAAATTCAAGGTTCTATCACCACTGCTACAACTGCAACTTACGCAGGGAATTTACTGGGCGGTACTGTTGGTGCTGTTCCATATCAAAGTAATATTAATCAAACAACATTACTGCCAATTGGTATGGAAGGGCAAGTACTTGCTGTTAGCACCAGTACTGGATTACCATATTGGGCTTCTTTAGTTGGCGTTACAGTTAGTACAGCCACAAACTTTAGCGGTGGCGGTGTAGGAGCAATTCCTTTCCAGTTGGCATCTGGCCAAACAACATTTGATGATTTTTACTTTAGATATTCATATCCAGGTAGTACAGCATCTTTGTTAGTCACACAGAATATTACGGTACAAAGTGGATCAAGTGCTACTAGTCAAGTAACGGGCGCACTACAAGTTACGGGTGGTGTAGGTGTCACAGGAGCAATATACGCAGGAAATATTTACAGCAACGGTAGTGCTGTTCTAAGTAGTACAGGAACAAATACTGGCTATGTCAGTGCTGTTCTTGGCGGTGTAGATATTAGTGTTAGTACAACTACGGGTGTTGTAACAGTCAGTGATACTAGCACTTTGCAAAGTGTTACTGGACGTGGAAATAGTACAACTAACGTTGTTAAAATTTTAAACACATCGGCAAGTTTTAGTACACAATCTGGAGCATTAATTGTTACCGGCGGTGTTGGCATTGGTGGAACTGTTTATGCTGGAACAATGTACAGTAACGGCAACCAAGTTCTTACCAGCGGTGGTGGTGGAAGTGGCTATGTAAGTAGCGTAACTGCTGGTACAGATACAGCCGTGACTACCAGTACTGGTGCTGTGGTTGTGTATAGTACTGCAACATTGCAAAGTATTACTGGCAGAAGCAATACTACAACATTCCCTATCTATGCCGGACAATTATACGACAACAATAATAGAGTTGTTACAAACGTAAACCCAGTAAATGGCACAGCAATTAGTATCACTAACGTAACATCTACTGGTACAGCAACAACATTTACAATTAATAACTTAGGTGTAACAACTTTAACTACTGGTAGTACTGGTATTAGTGTTAGTACAAGCACTGGTTCTGTCTCAATTAGTAACACTGATACCTTACAATTAGTAACTAGTAGGGGTAACAGCACTAATCAACAAATTATCATTACTAATACATTATCAAACACAAGTTCTGTTGCTAACAATGCGTTATACGTTGCTGGCGGAATTGGTGCTAATGGTGGATTTAACGTAAACGGAAACAGCGTATTAACTGGTAATTTGTATGTAACCGGCTTCATTACTGGTACTAATATCTCATTGAATACACTAGTTGCTACCAGTGGTACATTCTACGGAAATGCTATTGGTGCTAATGCGTTATATGCTGGGGTATTAAGCCCTTATGATCAGTTTAGTCAAACAATTTTCCAAGCCACTGCTAATTATAACGGTTACATGCAAATTAGTGTTCAGAATGAAAATTCTGGAAACCAAGCAAGTACAGACATTGTAGCAAACGCTGATATTGGCACAGACAGTACTGGGTATATCGATATGGGTATTACCAGCAGTTTATGGGACGGTACTCAATTATATAGCGTTGGAACTGCGGCGGGCAAAACAGACGGATACTTACTGGTTGGCCAAAATCCTACAGTTGGACGTGGCAATCTAGTTTTAGCCACATCAACTACTGGCTCAAATATTAAATTTTTAGTAGCGGCGCCTAATACAGTAACAACACCAACCCCCGCGCAAGTAGCGATGGTCGTTAACTCCGTAGGTACCGCTAGCACAAGTACAAGTAACGGAACATTAGTTGTTTATGGCGGGGTTGGCATTGGCGGCACTGTTAACGTTGGCGGGAACATCTATGTCAATGGCAATGCTGTATTAACTGGCAGTGGAACTGGCACTTCCTATGTAACTAGTGTAAACGCAGGTACAGATACAGCAGTAACTACAAGTACAGGAAATATAATTGTTTATAGTACTGCTACTTTACAAAGTTTAACCAACAGAAGTAACTCTACAACAAATGCAATCTATGCTAATGGGTTGTACGACACTAACGGTAGAGTTGTTACAAGCGTAACCCCGTCTGGTAGCACATACATTAGTGTTTCAAATGTAGTAACTACTGGCACAGCAACATCATTTACAATTAACAATTTAGGTGTAACTAATCTTTCTGGAAGTTTGAATTTAGGAGCATCAAATAGTACTGGTTCTATTACATTAACTAACTTGGGTGTAACTGCTACCATAGCAGGAACAGCAATTAGTGTAAGTACAAATACAGGTTCAGTTACTATTACAAACTTGGGTGTGACTGCTACAATTGCAAGCACCTATATTGGCGTAAGCTCAAATACAGGTAGCGTAACTATTACTAACTTAGGTGTTCAAACACTGACAGCTGGTACAGATACTGTAGTAACATCAAATACTGGCACCGTAACAGTTTACAACACAAGTACATTACAGAGTGTGACTAATCGTGGTGCAACTACTACTAACGCAATTAACATTACAAATGCTACACAAAGTACTAGCTCTACCACAGGCGCATTGACTGTTACTGGTGGAGTGGGAGTACAGGGCAATATTTACGGTGGCTTAATTTACAGTAATGGGCAACAAGTATTAACATCTGGTGGTGGTGGCGGCACAGGATATGTCATTAGCATAGTTGCTGGTACTGATACAGCAGTTAGTACAAGTTCTGGTAATATTGTAATTTGGGACACAAGTACTTTTCAAAGTGTTACCGGTCGTGGAGCAACTACTACAAATATTGTTTATATTACTAATGCCACACAATCAAGCAGTTCACAAACAGGCGCTTTACAAGTAACTGGTGGGGTTGGGGTACAAGGTAATTTAAATGTTGGCGGAAGTATCACAGCGTCAACTATCACTGCTCAAACATTGATAGTTGCTTATACTACAGTAACACAAACACTTGTTACCAGTCCAGATATATTCACAATCACCAATACTACAACATCTATTTCGTCAACAACAGGTGCTCTAGTAGTATCGGGTGGTGTTGGTGTTGGCGGTAACTTAAATGTATTTGGCACTATTACTAGAAATGGTATCACTGTTGGCTATGGTTATAGCGGAAGTTTTGGATACACGGGTAGTCAAGGATACACTGGTAGCCAAGGTTACGCTGGCAGTGCCGGTTATAACGGAAGTGTTGGTTATTATGGATCTGTTGGATACACTGGAAGTCAGGGATACGCAGGTAGTCAAGGTTATGCCGGCAGCGCAGGATACACTGGTAGTGCTGGCTATAATGGTAGTGTAGGATATACTGGATCACAGGGCTATGCTGGATCAGCTGGATATAATGGAAGTGCTGGCTATAATGGTAGCGTAGGATATACTGGTAGTCAAGGATATGCTGGATCAGCTGGTTATAATGGAAGTGTTGGTTACACTGGTAGTACTGGGCCACAAGGACCACAGGGCTATACTGGATCAATGGGCTATTGGGGCAGTGTTGGCTACACAGGTAGTCTTGGATATTCTGGTAGTGTAGGGTACACTGGATCACTTGGTCCACAAGGTCCACAGGGTTACAGTGGTTCAATGGGCTATTGGGGTAGTGTCGGATATACAGGTAGTGTAGGCGCACAGGGTCCACAGGGCTATACTGGATCAATAGGACCACAAGGCCCACAGGGATATACAGGAAGTATTGGCCCGCAAGGACCGCAGGGATATACAGGAAGTATTGGCCCACAAGGACCGCAGGGATATACAGGAAGTATTGGCCCACAAGGACCGCAGGGATATACTGGTAGTATTGGCTATTCAGGTAGCGCGGGTTATTGGGGTAGTGTGGGTTACACAGGTAGCATTGGGTATGCCGGATCTGTTGGTTATTCAGGTAGTGTAGGCTATACCGGATCAATTGGTCCACAAGGACCACAAGGTTATACTGGTAGCATTGGCTATTCAGGTAGTGCTGGACCAAGCAACATTATCAATGCTACAAGCACAGCTTCTGGCACCTTATATCCTGTGATGGTTGGCACAATTGGTAGCAATCAAACCGCTTATGCTACAACAAACCTTTCATATAATGCCGCCACAAATAGCATTTATATTGCTGGTGATTTGTATATTGACGGACAACAAACTTACATTAATAAAACAAACTTAGCTACAGGCGATGCTACCTTAACATTTAGCACAAGTAGTGCTAGTGCGGCCACTGCGGCTAACAGCGGAATACAAGTTGGTACAACAAGTACACCTTACGCATCATTCTTATACGATGGTAGTGCCAACTGGGTAGTTGGTGGCAGTGCGGCATCTGGATTAAAAGCTGCAAACATTACTGATACAGGGTTGTCGGCCAACCAAGTTACTTATGCTGGCACAGGCGGCCTATTGAGCGGAAGTAATAATTTAACATGGAACGGGACCACACTAACAGTAACAGGAACATTGAGTGTGGGCGGCACTGTGAGTCTTACACAGCCTACACCAATAAACTTTGCCAACGGTCAATACATAAAAGACAACGGCAGTGGTGGATTCGTTCAATATAGTGGTGCTGCATTTAATATCAATGCTGTTGGAGGCATCACAATGTCTCCAACATCCACCAGTTATGCTCAACAACAAGGGGCACTGCTCAGTGTAAATGGCGGTGCTTATGTTAACGGAACCACAACTTCTACAAATTTCTATTCTACAACTGGTGCTACAAACCCAGGTGCTAGTACAGCAGGTTTTGGTCATGTTGCTAACGGCGCATACGGCGGTGGATATCTATTAGTTGACGGAACCTATAATTGGGGTATTTGGGACGTCACTGGTGTTTTAGAAATTGGTAATGGCACATCAGGTGGTGCGCTAACACCAAGATTATATATCACGCCAACTGGTGGTATTGCATTCACTTCAACAACTGGTTATGGAACTGCTGGTCAGTACCTAATGAGTAACGGCAATGCATCTCCTTCTTGGAACACAATCAGCGTGTCAACTGTTAACTTGACACAAACTTCCAGTGGCGCTACACCGCAATATATGGTATTTGCCAATACATCAACTGGTTCGGCAACACTAGAAGCTAACGGACCAACTGGATTAGTTTATATTCCTACTGGTAACAAGTTTGGTATTGGTACAAGTGCGCCTGCGGACACTGACAGTTACGGCGGCAATAATGTACTAGACGTCTACGGTCCCGTATACATGAGACAGAACGGCAGCGCTGGCAACCGTATGAGTATGGGTGTCAGCGGAGGTATTGCCTACGTTGACGTTACTACTGGTTTGGGTATGCAGACACAGATATCTGGTGGTACTGTGATGAATTTAGATACCAGCGGTAATCTACAAATTAGTGCCAACTGGACAGCACCACAACAAGGCGCTAAACTCAGTGTTCAAGGTGGTGGTTATTTCAGTAGTATTGTTACTGCTACAACATTCGTTGGCGCATTTAGTGGCGGTGTCAGTCAAGTTCAAACTCAGGCCAATGCCGCTAACGCAACTAACTACTTGACGTTTGTTAGTGCTAATAACGCAAGTCCATCAGCACAGTCAGTATATACTACTAGTACCCATGTTATCAACCCAAGTACTGGTTATATAGGTATTGGTACTAGTAATCTTGTTTCGCCATTAAACGTATATGCCACTCAGGCATTGGGTGGCACTGCTGGCAACTATACTCCAGTATTGTCAACGCAAGCAAGTGGCGGTACTAGCAACAATGTGTACTTTCAAGAATGGCGTACTAGAGCTAGTGCTGGTACAGATTGGACAACAGAAAAAATTACCCACGGAGTTTGGGTTGATGCTTCGTTCACTACTCCTGCTACAAGTTTAACTTGGCACGAACGATATCCTAACGCAGGCACGCAGGCATGGGGTAATGGCGCATCTACCTTTATGTTCCTTAATGGCAGCGGGTATTTGGGTCTGGGTATAACTAACCCAAGTTATCAATTGGTTGTATCTAATGCTGGTGCCGCTGGTATAGAAATCAGCCCAACTAGTGGTATTAACAGCGGCGGATTCGTACAGGCCTATAATAGATCCACATCAGCGTATTTTGATTTAACATATTATGCTACGGCTCATCATTGGACCAATGGCAATACTGAAGTTTTACGATTAACTAGTGCTGGTCAATTAACCTTAGGAACTACTAGCCCATATACAACTGGCGGTACAGCGGCTCTAACAGTCTATGACGCAGGCGCAGGTAGCAGTCCTTCCATTGCTGTTGGCGCAAGTAGCAGTGATGAAATGTATGTGAGAAGATTGTCAGCTGGTAACTATCAACTACAATCTGTACAGTCTGGTGGCAATGCGGGTAGTATACAACTACAGCCCTATGGCGGTGGCGTATTAATTGGTACAGCCACTCCTGGAAGTTACACACTACAGGTTGTTGGCAGTTTTGCGGCTTCAACCAAATCTTTCGTAATTGAACATCCAACACGTCCAGGATACGACCTACGTTATGGTAGTTTAGAAGGACCAGAAAACGGTGTTTATGTACGCGGCAGACTAAAGGGCAATAGGATTGAACTTCCAGAATACTGGACTAAATTAGTCGATCCTGACTCAATTACTGTAAACTTGACCCCAGTAGGCAAACATCAAAAATTATATGTTGAAGAAATTAAAGACAATGTGATTATCATAGGTAATGATAACTTGTTTGGTAAAACTGTAGACTGCTTCTACACAGTGTTTGGCGAACGCTGTGATGTTGAAAAACTGGTAGTTGAAATCCAAAAACCACAAGTTTAACTTTATGGTAAATATAAGACAATATGGAATTAACAAATGGCACTGACCGATAAAGACATTGTAATAACCCCCAATAAAGGCGCATCTGCCACAACGCCATCCACAATTAACTTTGTGGGAGCAGATGCCAGTAATAGTGCTTCGATAACACTACAGGTATTCAATAATGGTACTACTGGTATACTGGGATTTTTAGGTAATACCACAGGTAACCCTGCGATGGCTATTACTGATACTGCTACGCAAAAAGTAGCAATTGGTAGCACAGCTACATCGGGGTCTTACACACTTACTGTGACAGGTACTGCTGGTGCTAGCACAGCCATGTATGCGCCGGTATATTATGATACCCTGGGTAGTGGAGCTTATTACATTACATCAGCAGGTACTAGCCACGTACAGGCAATTAGTGCTTTAGGCACTGAAACTAGCACACATGATCCTTATGGTTTAATTGCAGTTACTCGTGGTACCGGCGCTAACTATTCATATTATGGTTTAACAAGACAATCAAGCGTTGGTATGGGTATAGGTATCGATACCAGCAATAACTTATGGTTTGGTGGAACAAGTGGTGGTATTAATGCCACAAGATCCAGTATATATTTTTACACTGATCTTAGTGGTAACGTTTATGCTAACACCAGTTTCCGTGCTCCTACATTTTATTCATCCAGCAACTCTGCTTATTATCTAAATCTTAACGCAGCCACTGGAACAATTTTAAGCACTGCGGCCAGCACAGATACATTAGGTTACAATCCCACATACGGCATTTATATTGGTGGCACCCCCAGCGGCGTTTACTTATACAACGGTGGAACTAGTGGTTATCCTAACAGTCCTGTTTGGGTCAAAGGTGGCACTGCTTATGCTGTGTTAACCAGCGGTAATGTTGGTAGCTATGCTATTGGTACTTCTGGCGGCACAATTACTGGTCAGTTAGATATTAGTTTTAATAACAGCACTGTTATTTCTACCTATGCCAACGTAGGTAATGCACAACTAAGATTAGATAACCCTACAGGCAGTCAGTCACACATTGTTTGGACTTACAATGGTTCTTTACTAGGAACTCAGCGTGTTGATAGTTCAGGCAACATGGTTTTAAATGCCAATAGCAGTAACTTTTATTTTAACAATGATTTAGCAGTAGGGTCATCTATTAAATTAGTTGCTGTAAACGCTACATTTTTAACTGCTAATAACAGCGGTAACGTAACATTCCCGCAAAACTTTTATGGCCCAAGATTTTACGATAGTAATAACAATGGTTATTATGTAGTGCCTAGTGGAACTTCTGTGTTAAATGCCGCTAACTTTGGTGGCACTGTACAGTTTGGTCCAACTTCTGGTTCAAATTATAATGAAAACATGCGACTAGTTCGTAGTAGTGCTAACAGTTATGTTAGTATTGCCATGGCAGCAGACACCAGTGGAAGTGGCCAAACTTCTGGGCAATTTACACATTTGGTTTATCCTAGCGGAACCAACGGCGGTGCGTTTGCTATTCGTGCTAATAGTACAGATGCTCTACAAATTAGCACGACACCAAACGTAACTATTCCCACCGGCGGTTTATATGTATCAACAGGTAATAGCTATGTCTACGGTACAATGTATGATTATCAAAATGCCGCATACTATGTCAAACCCAGTAGCACCAGTAACCTAAATATTGGTTATTTTGCTGGATACTTACAAGCATCCACAGTGCTACAGGTTAACGGCAGCGGATTGGCTGTACCAACCAGTTACAAAAACGTACCTGGCATAACCCCTGGTACAAGCGGCGCCAGTTGGATACGTGGTAGTAGTACTATCATTCAAGCAGGCGCATCAAACACGGACGGCACTGGTTGGGCTTACGGCAGCAGATTTTCTAGTGTGGACTACGGTGACGGCTTAGCCACTAGTGTAGACGTATTATATGCGGGTCCTTCATGGACTAACGATGTAATGACATGGAGTGGTCGTAGCGGACGTATTGGCAACGTTGGTATTAATAACACCGCCCCTACACACAAATTACACATATATACAGGCAATACTGAAGACGGTATTATCATTGATGCCAATACATATCCAGAAATCGTGTTTGCTACACAGGGTACCACTAGAGGTTATGTAGCATGGAGTAACGCAAACGGTGGTTATGGAGCAAGTAACGCCGGCATGGTTATGCAGTCAACTGGTAACTATACTACATTTATCACGGGCAACGGCAGTTATCAACCATTGATATTAAGTACGAACAATGCCTACTTGACTGGCACGCTATATGATAACTCTAACTCTGCTTATTATCTAAAACCCAGTGGTACCAGCAACCTCAGTACGTTATACACATACGAGTTCTTAAAGAGACACAACAGATACAACACCGGCGAAGCATACCCAGTAAGCTATCACAGTGATGGTGATCTAGTATGGAGTCTTGATCCAACTTGGGACAACACTGAACTTCAAACGTATTTTGGTAACAGCAATGTCAGCTGGGTAGCAGACAGCACAGCACCAGGCGGATATGCTATCAGTATTGTGGGTGGAGTCAACGTGGGTTCAAATACCTACGGTTCTGGCTTCCCAATGATTCCAATTGACAGTGTGGACGATATGTTCTACATGGAAGTTTGGATCAGAAACGTTAGCGGCAGTAACGGCCACTATATGGGTTCTATTGATTACAACGAAAGTTTTGGTAACCTAGGCGGTAACCCAGGTAGTTACGGTTATTGGGTTATGGTTGGTAATAACCCCGGCTCTAGCTGGACAAAATACTACGGATATATCACTGGATTCAGCAGTAGTACTTACGGTACATTTAAAACTGGCGCAAAATATTGGACACCACAGGCATTGTTCAATTATACTGGTGGCGGAACAACTTATATCAGCGGATGGAAAGTCCTACGTGTAAACCGTCAAACTTCCATGGTTATTAACACACCTAACGGCAGTAGCTCGACAGGTAGTAGTAACTCAATGGGTCAAACATTGACCATTAAACGTAGTAATACTTCTCTGTTGAATTTGGGATCATATCCAGGTGCTTGGACCAGTGCGCTACAGATTCAGGACAACAACGCAAGTAACTGGATTTGGATGAGCCCGCTGACAGGCAATACCCCAACATTGGCCACAAACTACGGTAGCATGTATTTTTACATGACTGGTCAAAACACAGGTTTTGCTGGCGCCATGTACAACAACAGTTTTAGAAGTCCAATATTCTATGACTGGAACAACACTGGTTACTATGCAATCCCAAGTGGTACGTCTGTCTTTAATGCGTTAACTATCAACTCTGGTAGTGTAAACAGCAACGGCCGTTGGCAGTTTGGTCCAAACAGTTCGTGGGGACAATACTTATTGATTGGTGGAAACGGTATTGACGGTAGTTATGCGCAAATTGCGGCTACTAGTGGTAACCTACACTTAGAAAGTTTAAGTAGTAGTTATGGTACATACTTAAACTACTATCGTAATGGTCCTATATACTTAATGGGTACAATTTACGCTAACGGTACAATTTACGATAACAATAACACTGGTTATTATGTTGTTCCCAGGGGTACTAGTAACCTTAACGTATTGTACACTGTTACTCATTACAACTATGCTGATATTGTAACTAACCCTAACGGTAATAACAGTACTCGATATTATGGTGGTATTAGTTTCTGGACCAGTGCTGGCGCAAGTACCAGTTACATGGCTTTCAAATACGGTCCATACTTAAACGGTACACACGGTTATCAGTCAGATGGCTATGGTACATACTTTAGTATGGATACTAGTGGTCGTGCTTGGGTATTCTACAACGCAAGTACAAATGCCAACGTGGCCAGTATTACCAACAACGGTGAGGCCTACTTCAACGGTAGATTATATGCTGGTACTAGTACAACAAGTCCTATTTTCTACGATGCCAACGATAGTACTTATTTTGTAGATCCTAATAGCCGTAGCCGTTTAAGCAGTATCGACTACGGTAACAGTGGTTACTATTTTGCCAGCGGTGATTGGGGATGGAGACATAATACTCCCTACGGTTGGATTGAATTTGGTCCTGCTAACGGTAGCTACGCACACATTTACTCTAACAGTGCTCCATTCTACTTCAACAACAACGTATTCCACGGTGTATTCTATGATTATAACAATAGTGGATATTATTGTTCTCCAGCTGGTACTTCAAACTTCAGTACGTTATATATGCAGGGTAACTTTATCCCAGCCAGTAGCAACGGTGGCGGTGGTAACTTCTACTTTGGTAACCAATGGGGTGGAAACGTAGGTGGGAATAACTCTGTAACTGGTATTGGCTACAATGGCGGAAGTGGAAGTCAATTGTTCACATTCAGTTCGGGTCCTGGGCAACTGTCTGTCCAAGTAGACGGAAGTTTGTTTGCCGGTGACAACGCCAACAGCTGGAACCCCATAGGCATGAACGCCAGCTCCAACGGTTATCTCAGTATTGCCAACAGTATGCAGAACGGGGGCAGTTCATATACCAACGGAAGTCACTACGTAAGTGGTTACTATTACGACTATGCCAACACTGGATATTACCTAAAGGCCAGCGGACAATCTGTATTAAGTTATCTATCTACACGCAGTGGTGCTATGGGTATATATCTAGGTTACTCAGACGAAGGCTCCATCAGTACCTACAACTTGGTGGGCTTGGGCTATAACGGCAACGACACCAACTACGCGATCTTCAAACCCACGGGTGGTTGGACACAGCCCTTATACATCCAGTTTTATACTGGTATAAGACACTACAGTCACCATGCTTATGACTCTGGCACCAGTTTCTGGAACATAGCCACTGGTACAAGAATGATGTGGATTGGAGGTGGTGATGACAACGTGCGTATACAAAGTAGTTTATTCATGTACGGTGCCCACTATGACTACAACAACACAAGCTATTACGTACAACCAGCCGGTGACAGCTACATGTATTCAATATTTTCCGGTGGTGGTGTTCGCTTTGCCAGTAGTCAAGGTGACAGAGTCAGTGGCGCACCATGGTACGGTATAGGTCAAAGCAACGTGGGTGGTTGGATTGGCGCTGGTATGGTACAAGTGGCCAGCTACTATGGTCTGCGACTACGTGGTAATGCCACAGTATTGGATCTAGATGGTCCTAACTATGGTAACAGCTGGATGTATGCCAGCGGTACTAACTTTGCCATTGACAACCAAATTCGTGCCAACATCTACTACGATATTAATAATACTGGCTACTATATGCAGCCACGTGGTACTAGTGTGTTCTCTTACATACAGGCCAACAACTATATGTATAGTGCCAATCAGATATATGCCACTATCATGTATGACACCAATGATAGTGGTTACTTCTGCGACCCTAACGGTAATAGCAGATTAAATTATATTAATGCCAACGCCTTGGGTGGGCCAACTTCCAGCGGAGCACAGCTTGCGGGATCCTATGGCGGTGCTTACAACTACTACAGTGATTTCTACAACACTACTGCTGAACGCTATAGCTATGTGGGAGATATTCCAGGCGGCACAGCCAACCCAGGCAATACATGGTGGTTCAATACCAACTATCGTCATACCAACGGCGGCGGCTATTGGGGCACACAGGTAGCATGGGGTTGGGAAGATAACGCCAATAGACTGGCACAGCGTAACGTTAGTAACGGTAACTGGAGTGGTTGGGTCTACTACTTAAACAGTGGCAACTATACGGGCTATAACAGCTATGGCAGCATCTATTTTACCATTGGTTACGATAATAATAACAGTGGTTATTATATTGACCCAAATAGCACTAGCCAGTTAAGTTATGTTTTGGCAGACAACTGGTTTAGACCACAGGGACAGACTGGACTGTACTTCCAAAGTTATGGTTATGGGCTAGTATCAGTCAACGGCTATGGAAGTTATGGTAATGTATCCACATACGGCGGTGGAGTAAACGGCTGGCAAGGCTATAATATCCAGTATGGTAATACCACATTCATGGGTAATGGCGGTACATGGGGTATCTATAATGCCGGCGGCGGCTGGGCAATCTACGGACAACCCGGTAATTCCACTGTGGGTATTAATGGTGGTAACAACAGTAGCTATGCGTTATTTGTCAACGGTACAGTATATGCCACCAGTAACGTGTATGCTTATTCTGATGCTCGTAGTAAAGAAAATATTATCACAATTGATAATGCTCTAGGAAAAGTTACACAACTTCGCGGGGTATACTACAACAGAACTGATCGACCAGAGGGCGAAGAATCAGGATACACTAGTACTCTAAATTCTAGAGAATTAGGTGTTATTGCTCAAGAAATAATGGCGACAGTTCCAGAAGTAGTTTCATACTCTAAAAATACTGATAGATATGGAGTTAACTACGGTAACTTGGCTGGACTTTTCATTGAAGCTATCAAAGATTTGAAGAAAGAAATTGAGGATCTGCGATCTGAGTTAAATATGCTTAAAGGAAATTAACAAATGGCGATTACTAAAACTTCAGAAGTAGTGGGTATTAGATTCCACGCTGCATCAACACAGCCTACAATAGGCTTGGTTGCTGAAAAAGAAGATGTATTTTTTGTAGATAGTCTAGTTAGTTATACGGACTCTGATACCAATGTTACAACAACACAGCTAGTATCAAATAGATTGAAAGCAAACAGTGATATTTCCAGTGAATCCACTGTAACTCAAGCTGTTTGGGGTATATTTTTTGCGGATACAGCACAAGAACAAGCGGCAATTGCCTTGGCGGCAGCGGCAGCTTTGGCTGCGGCAACCAGTGCTACAAACACAGTTACCAACATAACTACATCTACATAAATAAACAATAATAAGCCAACATATCTTTAGGAGACAAATAATGGCAACTGATATTCCATCATCAACAGTATTAACTTTCACTGACGGGTCAACCAGCACCGTTACGTACAGTTGGTCTGTTCACACATTAAAAACCAAAACAGAAGGTACTAATACCAATTCTGTAATTCATGCTCAGTGGAATCTAACTGCTACTGATCAACACGGAAATGAAGGCAGTTTCCGCGGAGCAACACCATTTACCAGCATTGGATCTCCAGATCCGTTCATTCAATTCAGTGATCTAGATGAAGATACTGTATTGAGTTGGGTTAAAGATATAGTAGTTGGCAGTTATGCCGAACACATCCAAGAGCAAATTTTTAAAGCCTTAGATGAAAAAGTTAATGCCACTGCTGAACCAACATTGCCATGGGCAAGTACATCTACAGTTGCTCCTCCTCCAGTTTGATAACTCAAGATATTAAATCTGGCCAATCCTAAAGTATAAGTATTGTTACCTATTTTGCAAAATAAGGAGAAAAAGGTATGAATGATCAAATGATCGAATTAAGTGTTGACATCAACACATTTAACATTATCATCCAAGGTTTGGATGAAATGCCTCACAAACTAAGCCGTCGTGTAATCGACGAACTAGCTCGTCAGGCACAACCACAAGTTCAACAACAAGGTGGCGCAATGGGCATGGCCCCAAATGCTGATGCTCCTCAAGGTCCATTGGGTAGCAAAGTTGTTAACTAATCAGTGATTGACTGAAAACTAAAAAGCCCCATTCATTGGGGCTTTTTTATTTGTCAAAATAATTATATCCTAATTCTCGATCAAATATTCGCCATACATAGACATCAAATGGCGCAATGATCATATTACCGCCTTGTCTTTTTAAATCTTCATAATTATTTTTGTAGTAATCGACGGCTGTTTGAAATTGGGGTGTGTTCTTTAAATAATAAGATGTTTTTTCTTTGGTTGTTTGCCAAAATTTGGTATCATAAGTAGACCCACCGTGATATATGAATCGATAAAACATAATCAATGATTCCATATCTTCTCTAGTGTATTTTATCAAGGCTTTTTTGGATACTTTGCCATTAATCATCAATAGATATCTCATGTTTAGGCTAGTGTAATATTCCATTGACATAGCTTCCATGGGTTCAAAGAACATAAATCTATTGCCATTTTTTAATATTCTACCATCTATCAAATTATCAGTGGCATAATAAGGATTGAATGCGTACTCTCTAAAATTAGTTTCTTCAGGATCTAATTGTAAAATATCACAAACGTCTTCAATAGCATCATTCTTAGATGTTATGTCGCTGTTGTACATATATCCCCACCCTTGTCTAGATTGAAGTGGGATGCCAAACATCCATCCATGTTTGTGTGCCCAATGATGTGTGTAGTTCCAATCTCCAGGCTTCTGTATAGCAGTGACCAGTGCGCTATTCAGCGGTAGATCAATCATGGTATACCCCTTATAGTCTTTGGGGAACCCACCGCAGTCAATAACATAATCGTATTGACTTATTTGATTATTGATGGAAACTTCAACAGATCGTTCAGTGTTTTTAAAATAATCCACAGTACCTTCATGAATAACAAATCTAGTAGGATACTTTTCTTTAAACCTCATGAAGGCAAAATCTTTAAGACGTGTATTATCAAAATGCAACGCATAGGCCTGGGGGATTAACCAACTATGAAAACTATGCTCACGCCAATTTGAATATTTGACACTGAATTTTACCGTGGCATCTAAATGATGACTGTCCCTAGCAATAATAAAATCTGTGCCTTTGAATAGAGCATTGGGCGCAAGAGTACTGGTTGCTTCACCAACCCCTAAGATTGGTATTTTTGGATCATGTACAGAATGTATTTCCCAATCGTCACCCAACCCTTCTAGCATTTGACTCAGTGTCAAAATACCAGCAGAGCCTACTCCAATTACTAACATTCTTTTTTTCATAGTTAATTATAAATTAAATTAAGTCCAAGAGCAATTCTAATTTGGCCTTGACCACTCGATTGTTGAGACTGTTTTTTACCCCCGAATGCAAGGGTTTGGGCCACGCACTGTAACTACACCAAGCATAGCTAGTATGTTCGTCATTTAGTACAGGAATAAACTCCTTTTCAACAATCAACACATAGGTATTGTATTGAAAATTATCATCGCTGGACACAAATAATTCTAACGGAACTATTTTTTTTATTTTAGGGGGTTTGCCCACTTCTTCCAATATTTCTCTATGTAGCGCATCAACAGCAGTGACATCGGTGGGTTCTTTTTTGCCACCAACTAGTCCCCAAGTACCAGATGTTTTACCTTGATTTCTTAACAGTAATAGAAACCTTTTGGTGTCCTCAGCAAGGAATAGTCCGCCACTACAAATAATTTGATTTAAAGGATTAACCGCCATGATGCCTTATCGTATACACCATCGTAACTCTTGCCCCACTCGGTGCCGTTCCACATGTATTGTATACCCGTATAAGCATTAGTTATGTATGTTACAGTAGTGCTGGCAGCAGAATTGAATATAACACTCCATGATGATCCATTCCACTGTATAATGTCATTGGCATGAGCAACAAATCCTGACCCATCACTGTTTAACCATGCTGACGGACCTATCACAGGCACAGAGTGTATATCCTCTAAAATTAGATATCTAGTGCCTGCTACTTTGACACTGGGGTTAAATGTATCTGGATTAATAACAGCATCCACTGAACCTCTTCCATCAATAATAGTATTTTCAGGTATGGTGGCTGCATCAAAATTTAATATCATCTTTGTTTCATCTGTTGGACTTAGAGTCATGAATGCCACAATTTCTAAACCGTTGGGTTTCTTTAATCTTAGTTGACTCAACCCTGCTGTAAATTTTCCTGGATACAAGCCTAATACTGCGTTCCAAGAAATTGGCGGCTGATTGGCATTTATATCTAAATTAGTAAATGTGTTGGCCTGCAAAGTAGCAACACCATCTAAAACCAGCAAGTTGTAATCAGTTGGTGTAACGACCACACTGACATCTGGGGTGCCAAATATTTGAGCACCATAACCTGCTTCTAGTCCAGATATCAATCCCTGTGTATCATCAAATACATTGGAAATAATTTGTGTAACAATGTTTAGTTGTGTGACATTGGCTGGGGGTGAAATCCATATAGGGCTTTCAAAAACCAATGATGATATATCAATATCTTGTTCCAGTCCTTGAGGAATTTGTCTGCTGGACCAATTACCTTGATCAGTCAATGTTAACGTGATAAGACTGGTCCAGTCCACATAGTTATCGGTAGTTTGTAAATTTAAACTAGGATTGAACACCATGGCAATTTGTTCAATTATTTGAAATTTTTGATCAGTATTACTGGTCCAGATATCTGCGGCAAAAGTTACCTTATAGGGACTGGGCATGATTCTTTCCACAGTGTAATTATTACCCTGTGTGTTTAGCAAATTCCCATTGGCATCAATAGCACGTTGTTGCAGATTGACTGTACTGACAAATGTTGGATCCTGTAGTCTAGTGCGATCATACTTCATATCCTTGATGTAGCAGGCAATCAAAGGTGCGCTGGGCACTGTATTTTCACTGTTCTTTCTCAGTATTTGACCCACTTGTCTACTTAGGTCGCCGTAACGTACTGGTACCTGTGTAATTTTACCTGTGGCATCTTTATAACTGAAATTACTCATCAGTCGAATAAATTGAGTGATATATCGGCGCAGTTGGCCATCATAAAAATATTGAATAATATTACAACGGCGTTAAGCCGTAGCCTCCTTTAAATTTATAGATATACATATTTTTAGAGATCCGCTTTAGGTTTTAATACTTTACTCAATGGTTGACGTTGTGGATATGTTAATCCATCATTCAGTGTTATAGTAGCAGTATTATTAATGAATCCAGTTTTTTCTGTTAGTCTAACTTGTTGTCCAGCAAACACTGTACCTGGCGCAACATCACTGCTACTGAAATTATTCATGGTCATTCTAACATCTTTTTGCCATTGTATCCAATGTTTACCATCAAATCTATAAAGTACATTTGGCAAATAGTCTGTTCTTAAAAAGAATTGACCTACCACTGCTCCGCCTGGAAATTCAATACCAGCGCTAAATGGTGCGCCATCAGGAGGTTGAGTACCACCTCCGTTGGGATAAGAAACATATTCAATCTTGCTGGGACTATGTAGCACAATACTGGCATCATAGGCAGGTTGTTCAATACTAGCATCTTGATCCATTGTTGATGCGTCGGCAACGTCTAATAGCCCAGCATCTGTAAGAGGTACGATGTACAAAGGGGTAGTGTCAAATCCACTTTGTGGCGCATCCAGTGTTGCTTGGGCGATAATTTGATTATTAATATCAACACTTTGTTGATATGTACTCAGTAGGTCTCGCAATGTGCTGCCGTCTCCATTACCAGCATCTTGATCAAAGATTTGTTTGTATTCTTGACTATCTACTAGAGGTACACATTTAGCACGTAGTAAGTGCGGGTACCATGTAGGGCTATATCCAGCCGCTGGACGAGTAACGTCTTGAACAACATAAAATCTTTTTAAGGCCACCAACGATTCGTCTAGTCCATACTCGTCTTTTAAGTGAGGTAATTCAATGACATCGCCAGGCATAATTTTTCTAGACAGCGCATCTACAGTGCCGCGTAGGTGAAACATGATAAAAATATTATCGTTACTTAAAAACATACCAAACTGACTTAGATTAAAATCCAAATCCTGCATGGTATAGATTCCACGGATAACATAAATGTCAGGAGCATAGTTTCTATCTCTATTTTCCATTAAAAGCACATCTTGGATACTTAATTCAGGAATAGGATTAGCACTAGTATCTGGAACTGCCGGGGTAGCAGTCCCCTCTGCTGGATTTACAGGTCCTAGATATTTGTGAACAAATACATCAGTCCCACCAACTTGGAATTCTTCATTGATAATTCTATCAAGGAATCTAAAATCATTGCCCTTTTCGGGTTTGTATAAACTTAGACGAGGAATTTTAATTCTCCTTTGACAACCTTGCAATTATCAATATGATGTTTTTCTGTGTAATCGCTGGTTATTCTGCTCTGTGCGTTGGCAACAATTGCATAATACCAGCGAGTGTACTTGTTGGTCAAAAATGAATTTAGTATTGGCATAGTAATGTATTTATGGCTAGCACACGGCTAAATATTATCATGAACGAAAATGAAAACGCCCGCCAACAAGTTATAGATTACATTAAGACTTTCCTAGGTGATGGGATGGTTGATGTAGAACTGGATCCCAAGCACTATAATGTTGCTATAGATCGAGCTCTTGCCAAATATCGTCAGAGAAGCAGTAATGCTCAAGAAGAAAGTTTTGGATTCCTAACGCTACAGGTTAATCAGAATGATTACACCATGCCCAAAGAAGTAACAGAAATTCGACAGCTATTTAGACGTAGTATTGGTAGTAGAAGCGGTGGTGGCGATGGCGGCAGTTTGTTCGAGCCCTTTAACTTGGCCTATTCCAACACCTATCTATTGGCATCAACCAACATGGGCGGCTTGGCTACTTATTACGCATTTGCTAGTTACCAAAAACAAGTTGGTAAAATGTTTGGTAGTGATATCAATTTTACCTACAATAGGACCAATAAAGTATTGACTATTATGCAACGTCCGCAGTCTGAAGAAGAAGTACTGGTTTGGATGTACAACTATCGTCCAGATTTTGACATTTTAGCGGATAATTTTGCTGGACAATGGATCAAGGACTTTGCCCTGGCCAGTTCTAAAATTATATTAGGCGAGGCTCGTGAAAAATTTGCCACTATTGCCAGTCCACAAGGCGGTATTCAACTAAACGGCACTGCTCTTAAAAATGAAGGCAAAGCTGAATTAGAAGTTTTAGAGCAAGATCTAATTAACTACAAAGAAGGCGGAACACCGTTGACATGGGTAACCGGCTAATGCTATACTAGTTCAATGAAACCTATTGAACTATTTTACCATGTTTTTATTCCCGCTGATACTAGATACACCATGTGGAATTGGTGGATTGATCAGCAACTACAGCTAATCCAGCAAAGCAAATTACACACCATAGCCCGTAAGGTCAGTATGGCGGTGACCATGCCACAGCATTATGGAGAAATTTCTCCTGGTACTGGCATTCCATTTAGATTGAACCGCAATAAATCTTCAGCGGTGACATTTATTTCAAAACTACGAGAATACGTCAGTGTTCGATATCCGTGGGTTGAAATTATTGACTTTAGAGATACCGGTGAAGTCAATATATTCGAAGGGCAGACGCTCCATCTACTATGGCTTAAATCTCAAACAGATGATTTTGATGTATTATACCTACATACCAAGGGTGTGGTCAGTGCTACTCCACAAGTGGCCTGCTGGCGAGAAATATTAAATCACTACTGTGTAACTGAGTGGCCCACTTGTATCAAAATGTTAGAAAATTGTGATCTTGTGGGAATTAAGGATCTGCGCTCTGATGAAAATAATACAGTTAGCGGTAATTTTTGGTGGTCCAAGGCAAGTCATATACGCACACTACCAGATCCACTAGCAGGTAACGATTCTGGCAGATATTATTACGAACACTGGATCAAATTAACAGATCCGTCAACACAGTTCATTGTAGATACTGAAACCGATCATCACGATGATTATTGTTTCCTGGAAAATTTACTGAAAAAAAATCCTTGACTGGTTTAACATTTCTGTAATAAAATAAATTATTAACTGGGGGATACTATATGATCATTGGTGTGTGTGGTTTTATTGGGTCAGGTAAAGATACTATTGCTGACTATTTGACAAATTTTCATGGTTTTCGAAGAGAAAGTTTTGCCGGTAGTTTAAAGGACGCAGTAGCACAAGTGTTTGGTTGGGATCGAACTATGTTAGAAGGTCGAACTAATTCTGCCCGTGAATGGCGAGAACAAGTGGACACTTGGTGGGCTGAACGGTTAGACATGCCACACCTAACCCCACGTTGGGTATTACAATATTGGGGCACAGAAGTTTGTCGCAATGGTTTTCATGATGATATTTGGATTTCTGCTCTGGAAAACAAACTACGCAACAGTAAGGACGATGTTGTTATCAGTGATTGTCGATTCCCTAACGAAATTAAATCAATCCGTGATGCGGGCGGTATTGTTATTCGGGTAAAGCGTGGCCCAGAGCCTGACTGGTATCGAGATGCCGCAGACATGAATGCCGGAGATCACTGTATAAATTGGGCACTTGCTTCAAATCGAATGAGACAGTTGGGCATACATGCGTCAGAGACTGCTTGGGTAGGTACCAAATTTGATCATGTTTTAGAAAATGACAGCAGTATAGACAATTTATATGCTCAGGTTAGATCATTGATTAAAAGTCCGGAGTTAGAGCCCCTTGACGCCAGCGAACGCCCTCTTTATGTAGGACTCGTTGACAATTGGCACACACCGTCTTAAGATTCAAGACGCTGTTGTTCATTAAATTTCCATCAATATGGAACACATCAAACTGTTCCATATGTTTGCTACTGAATCCACATTTATCACAGGCATTCTTCTTTTTATAGCCTGCTAGAGCCCATAACGGGTTTCCTTGTTCACGGCTTCGGCTACAGTGATCACACTTAGACCTATAATAAGGTCTTCCTTCTTTATAGTAGTTGACTGCTACTGGTCTTTGTCGACATATCTTACATAAATTTCTCATACCCGCCCTTTTCGTGCCCTTTTGTCATGGTATTTACCCTGGTTTTTTTCTAATATACAGCTAAATAAAACAAAGTAATCCAATTAAGGAGATTTAAAACATGGCTACAGTATTAGGTTCCCCAGGCGTAAGCGTAACGGTAGTAGACGAGAGTTTCTACACACCGGCAGCCCCTGGCAGCACTCCAGTTATTTTCGTTGCTACCGCGGCGAACAAACAAAACGCCAGCGCAACAGGCACAGCACAGGGTACTTTAAGTTCCAATGCTGGTAACGTGTATGTGCTATCAAGTCAACGCAACTTAACCGATACATTTGGTACACCGCGTTTTTACACAGATGCGTCAAGCAATCCTATTAACGGCGACGAATTAAACGAATATGGATTACAAGCGGCATACAGCTTATTAGGTATTAGTTCAAAAGCCTATGTTGTTCGTGCTGATATTGACCTAGGACAACTTGTTCCTACAACTACTGCTCCAGAAGGTACGCCAGTAGCAGGCACTTACTGGGTGAATCCAGTAACTAGCTCATTTGGTATTAACCAATGGAGTAGTTCAACACAGAGTTTTAGTGTAATAACTCCATTAATCATTGACAATGATAATTTTGACGCAACTACTACAGTAGCAGGTCTTCCAGCTGATAGTTTTGGCAAACCAGGCGACTATGCTATGATTGTTACATCAGACAACGGCGCAACAATGACTCCTGATGCTTTATATTACAAGACATCAGCAAACAGCAATGCTTGGGTAGAAGTAGAATATGGTTTTGATGGTGGAAAACAATTAGTAATTGGACCACACACAAGTTACCCAGATTTTACCACATCAACTGGATCAAGCGCAGATACTGGTAGTGTATGGATTAAAACAACTACTCCTGGTATGGGCGCAAATTGGGTGGTAAAATATTACAATGGTGCTACATCTAGTTGGACTAGTGTAACAGCCCCATTATACAACAGCAACCTACAAGCTCTATATAATTATGATTTTGCCGGTGGCGGATCAAACATCGCTGTAGGTACAACCTATGTTGAAACTGATCCTGATCATTATGGAATAACAACTGCTACAACAGCGGTTGCTGAATTCAAAGTTAAGAGATACACAAGTAATGGTCCAACTTCTATTGTTAGTCCAGCAACTACCTTCAAGAGCACATTAACTAACAAAACTTTTGTTATCAGAGAAACATTACAAGGTTCAGCACAGTGGGCCAATACAGCAACTATCACTGTTCCGTCAGATTTTGTAAACACATTGGCGGCTAACATTGCTACAGCAATTAACGTATCTGGTATGACTAATGTCAGTGCTAGTTACAATACACTTACAAACAAATTAACTATTACCCACGCATTGGGTGGTGATTTTGAATTGTATGACTACGCAGGTACTCCGTTGGCCGATGTTGGATTTAGTGCTTACAGCTACGATTCAGCAACAATGACAGCTACTGGAACTCCTAATTTGTACACAGCTCCTATGGCTGATTTAACCACAGTATCAGGAAATCCTCCTTATACATTTATTGCCAGTAACTGGGCTCCATTGGTTTACGAAGCATCCGCTGTAGCACCAAGTACTGCTCCAGCAGATGGTACACTATGGTTTGACAGCAGTATCAGTTCAGTTGATATTCTATACAACAACGGCAGTGCTTGGGTTGGTTATTTAAACGCTTTCCCAAGTACAGATCCAAACGGTCCAATTGTGTCAGCACTAGCTCCAACAACACAGAGCAATGGTAACGCATTGGTAACTGGTGATATTTGGATCAGTACAGCAGTCATTGACAATTATGGTCAAGTAATTTATGTTTACAACAGCGTAACTGGTGGCTGGGTATTACAAGATACCACCGACCATCATACCCCAAATGGTTGGGTTTACGCAGATGCTCGCTGGACATCAGGAGTTGATACTAATTATCAACCAGCTACAATTTCAGCACTATTAAACAGCAACTATGTTGATAGCGACTGTGTAAGTCCATTACTATATCCAAAGGGTACACGTTTGTATAACCTACGTTGGAGTGGTAACAATGTTAAGAAATACATGATGAACTATATCACCGGAGTTGAAGGTGATGTGGGTGATCGTTGGGTTTCTGTTAGCCCTAATAATGCGCTTGGTCAAGGCCAATTTGGTCGTTTAGCACAACGCAGTATTATTGTTGAATCACTAAAAGCAACAATTGATACAAACACAGCAATCCGTGATACTGAAACATTGACATTTAACTTGATTGCCTGCCCAGGATATCCTGAAGTAGTACAAAACCTAGTTAACTATAATACAGATGTTGGTAACACAGCATTTGTCATTGGTGATACACCATTCCGTTTACCGGCAGATTCTAACTCATTGAATAACTGGGGTAGCAACGCTGCACTTGCCGCAGATAACGGTGATCAAGGTGCGGTAACATATGATGACTATTTGGCATTCTTCTATCCAAGTGGGTTGACCAATGACAATACTGGTAACAAAATTGTTGTTCCGCCAAGTCACATGATGTTAAGCACAATCGTTAACAGTGATGCCGTAAGCTATGAGTGGTTTGCTCCAGCTGGTTTAAATCGCGGTGGAATTATCAATGCTACTTCAGTAGGCTACATTGATAGTACTACAGGCGAATTCCAAACAGTAAGCCTATATGAAAGCCTACGTGATATAATGGCCAGTGTTAAAGTTAATCCAATCGCAACACTAAAAGGTGCTGGCATTGTTAACATGGGTCAATACACACGTTCAAAGGTTTCTAGCGCATTAGATCGTATCAACGTAGCTCGCTTAGTAGGTTACCTACGTAGACAGTTAAGCATATTATCTAAACCATATTTGTTTGAGCCAAATGACAATCAAACACGTGGTGAAGTTAAAAATGCTGTTGAAAGTTTGCTATTAGAATTGGTTGGTCAACGTGCTTTGAATGACTTCATTGTAGTATGTGATACAAGTAACAACACACCTGCTACTATTGATAGAAATGAATTGCATGTAGACATTGCTATTGAACCAGTTAAAGCAGTTGAATTCATTTACATACCGCTACGTATCCTTAACACTGGTGCGATTGCGGCTGGTAACCTTGGGGCAGGATTTCCTGGCTCTGGAAGCAAATAATTAAGAATAAGGAGCATTTAACATGCCAGTTTCAAGTTTAAGTAATTTTTCAGTACCGTTAGCAAACAACGCGGGATCAAGTTCCCAAGGTTTGTTGATGCCAAAACTAAGGTATCGTTTTCGCGTTACTTTAAATGGCTTTGGCGTGGCTGGTAATCCTACAACAGAATTAACCAAACAAGTCATGAACGTGACTCGTCCAGAAGTTAGTTTTGAAGAAATTAAAGTGGCTGTTTATAACAGCACAGTAAAATTAGCAGGACGTCATAGTTTTGCTGATATTAAACTAAATGTTCGTGATGATGTTACTAATGCTGTTAGTAAAAAAGTTGCTGAACAAATGCAAAAACAATTTGATTTCTTTGAACAAGCCAGTGCAGCTTCAGGTATTGACTACAAGTTTGCCACACTAATTGAAATATTAGATGGTGGTAACGGTAGCTTTACTCCAAATGTATTGGAAACATTCCAATTGGACGGATGCTGGATTAAAACTGTTACATACCAAGGTGGGGATTACACAAACAATGATCCATTAGATATTGCTATGACAATTTGTTACGATAATGCTACACAAGTTGATGGAGCAGGAAACGTAACTGGTCTAGGCGTAAATATTGGACGTACAGCACGTACTCTAGCCATAGGTGGTTAATTTTAACTAAAGCAGGCAAAGCCAGGAGTAAAAATCCTGGCTTTTTTTATTGACTAAATAATTTTATGAGTAATGCGTTCACTAATTTTCTAGGAAATGTAACTGACGGGTTTTTAGGCAATCCATCGCCTACTATGAAAGACCGTGTACATGCCAGCAATTTATATGTTGCCAACACGTATGCTAGAGCACCAAAGTTAGGATTTCTATATTTTTTATCTTTTAACTACAATCAAAATGTTGTAAGAGATGCCGCCTGGGCCAAGACAGGCGAAACAGATGTTGGACTATTGGCTAAAAAAGTGGATCTCCCTAGATTTAAAATTTCCACTGATACGTTAAATCAATACAATAGAAAAACCAAGATACAAACTAAGTTAGACTACGAACCTATTAATATTGAATTTCATGATGATAACAGTAACCTTACTAGTGGGCTTTGGAGAAATTATTACAAGTATTATTACACAGATAGTACTTATGGCGGATCTAATGATTTTACAGTGGCTAGCTCTCCAGCAAAATCAAGTGTTGTAAAACAACTATTTGGCGGGTTGAGCGCTCCTGGCAGTAAAAAGAATAAAGGATCTACAGCTAAACCAGCTATGAGTCAAGCATATAGTGATACAAAATTTAGTTCTTCAAATTATCTCTATGGGTTGAGCAGTTTCCAAAAAGATCCGTTTTTTAGTAGCATAGATATCTATGTGTTACACCAACACAAATTTACACAGTTTACACTAGTAAATCCACTGATAACAGAATGGGCACACGACAATTTAGATCAAGACCAGGGCGGCAAGATTTTACATAATCGAATGACAGTGACCTACGAAAATGTGTTTTATCAATCTGGAAAAATTACCAAGGGTTCAGATTCTGGTGCGTTCACAAATTATTATTATGATACCACCCCTAGTCCATTAAGCATTGGTGGTAAAGGATCTAATTCATTGTTTGGCCCTGGTGGTATTGTCGCTGGTACTGAAGCAATATTTGGTGAAAATGGCGCAATCGCAGAAGGAAATTATCTAGGGGCCGCACTTCAAACTGTTACCTTACTTAAAAATGCGGCAAATATCACCAAGTCAAGTTTAGTATCAGAAGGTTATAGTATAGCCAATGGAGCATTGAACAGCATAGCAAGTGGTGGAAATCAACCAGGTGGTATTGGAAGTCAAGCGGCTGCGGCAATTAGTCAAACTAATCCAGGCGCGGCAATATTCTTTTCAGGTTCAAATAATTCCAGCGTAAATGGAAATATTGTAGCTTCACCAGTTAACACACGAAAATAATAATGGCAAATACCACATATAATAATATACCCTTTGAATCGGTACTCAGTTCAAACAGTACAGTACAGTCTTTTGACAGCTATTATAGTAAGCCTGTTGAATTAAATTCAGGAGTACTAAATGCTGTGACGGCATTCTTTACCAAGAGAGGATTCGATCCACAAGCCGCACAATCAATAGCTGTGATAATTATCAAACAGGCCAAAAAAGACAATTACAATCCAATGACTATTTTGGATACTATTTCAGGCTATGATTCAGCACAGATCAGCGCACTGGTCACTGAAATCCTAAACTACAATAGATATAAATCCAGTTTCCTTGGATATGCTTTGGCATTTGTTACCAATCCAGAAGTAGCACGTAATATTTTAGCATGAAATTTAGTCAAGGTGTATATCAGGTAAAGAACCCTGAAAAATATATGGGTAATAAGGCTCCTACATATCGTAGTGGCTGGGAATATACCTTTATGACATTTTGTGATAATAATCCTAGTATACAGCAGTGGTCCAGTGAAAGTGTTAAAATTCCCTACAGGGATCCGCTGACAGGAAAAAATACAATTTATATTCCTGATTTTTTAATCAGCTATGTGGATAAAAAATTAAAGAAACATGTTGAACTTATTGAGATAAAACCTTCAAATCAAACACTAGCTGAAAAAGTTGGAAAAAATCCCTATAATCAAGCTCAGTATGTTAAGAACATGGCCAAGTGGGAAGCTGCCAGCGCATGGTGTCGAAGTCAAGGAATCAAATTTAGAATATTGAATGAAACCGATATCTATCAAAATACTAAGAAAGTGAAATAAGTAAGAGTATGACAAAGAAACTAGAAGAAATATTTGATTTACCCGAAGACAATGGTCCTGTTATTGAGCCGCCATCGGGTCCAACAAACACACAGGTTATTAATCTAGAAGAAAAACTAGAAGAGTTTGATAAAATTGCTGCCGCCTTGCCTCGAGTAAAGGGCTTAGGCGACATCAGCGATTCGGAATTAGATGCCTTGGCCGCAAAAGCAGAACAGGCCTATGATGACCTAATGGACTTGGGCATGAATGTTGAAGCACGTTACGGAGCTCGTATGTTTGAAGTAGCCGCTAACATGATGAATGCCGCTATCACAGCTAAAACCAATAAAATAGAAAAGAAGTTAAAGATGGTAGATCTGCAGCTCAAAAAGCTGGCAATTGATAAGAAACACGGGAATGAGAGTGGGGAAACAGTTGAAGGTGAGGGTTATATACTTACAGATCGCAACAGCATCCTAGAAAAAATCAAAAATATGAATAAATAAATTACTA